AACATCTGGAACCTTCCAAGAAGATGAATTATCAATTGCAGATGGAGCTTGACTTTCAAGACAAGCCCAGAGACGTTTCTCCCCCGCGTGGCTTCCTTACTAAGCTTAAGGACTCTGTTAAAGAAGCTATGGGAGCAAAGAAGATTGCAGATGAAGTTGTCGGTAAAGACGTTAAAGCTATTGTCTCCGAAATTAATGAAACATATTCTGGTGTCACAAAGATTGACAAGAATGTGCAGCAAATTATTGCAAATTTTGGTGATAATAATGAAGCACTGTCTATGATTGCCGGTCAACTCCATTCAATCGAAAAAGCTTTGAAAGAGAAAGCACAAGAAAATTTGTCTAACCAACAAAATGTTGATGCTTTCAAGAAAAACAAAAAACAAAAATCAATTAGTAATACTAGTGTGGAGTCTATTTTTTCTATCCGCAACCTTGCAGTTCGTCTGTTTCGGGCTGATATCGACCGAAAAGGTTCTATTACTAAAAGATTATTCCAGGGACCTCAAATGAAATATTTTGAGCTTTTTAAAACGGTCTGTCCTCAGATTGTTGATGATTTTCCTGAAGATCTCATACGTGAGATATTTTTTCCATTGCTCTTCTCATGTTTGCATCAAACTGAGATCTCTGCACCCCTGATTAAAGAAAACTTTTCAGATGAAGATAAAAGGATACTTGATTCTATGGATCAATCGGTTAAAGATGTTTATCTTAATCAACATAAGATGCGATTTGTGGGGAAAATTTTCTTTCCTGCCATTGAGCCGTATTCTCAGTTTCCTGAATCTCTTAACGTACCTTTCACTAATGGTGCTAAAGTCCAGCAACAGGGATGGCTTTTACCTTATTTTGGTATTTCTGATGTTGTCTTGTCACGAACACTTCTTGCGGATATTAATTACTACTTTCTTTCTGAACAATTTCACGACATGGTTAATTTAGGGTTATACCACTCTGGTGCTAATCCTATAGATTTTGGTGATATTAAGAAGGAGTATTTTAAATTTC